AATCCTAGGTATCTCAGCCATCGAATAGCGATGCGGTTGTTAACATCCACATAGTTGTAGAGGATGGGATATTTCTCATTCATATCCTTCACCCAGTCTAAACTTTGTGGAATAAATTCTTTCCGTACTTCTGGCAGTCTGTCTGAACACAGCATCCATGGGAAAGCATGTAGGGTTGTCTTTGGGTTCACCCCGAACATTCCTACGACTTCACCGTCAGGGGCTATAATTGTGTTACATTCAGCAGCATTGATGAAAGAGATGAGCAGAGCCTCTAGTGGTTTTACACCAGAGGTTGCCCATACTTCTTCCACGTCTGCTTCCCTCATACGAGGAGCCAAATCATACACATCATCCATAATAGAAGGACGATAGTATGGTATCATATACGTCTTGACCTCATTACAAAGAAGCCTTCCCACTCTGCACTTTGGAAGTTGCAAGGGAAATGAGAAGACGACAGTATTTCAATATCAACCTCACTGGATTGAGACAGTACAGGGAAACGGAACTCCCCACTCTCAATAGCAGCTTGGTTTAGTAAGTTAGCACTGGAGCCGAGTACTCGACCATTGAAGCGGTTAGTCACGGTGTTACGACCATTAGATGTTACCTGTGCTTCAAAGTAACCAGTATCATTATAGACTACTGACATGCCTCGTAATTGAAGCCTACCACCAGTCATTGGTTCATTGTTCTGACCCTTCATTACCTGTTCAGAGAACCTGTACTTAAAGGTGTACGGTGTACCTACAAATACGGTACCACCACCTGCTACGTAAGCTTGCGCCACAGTAGAAGTTACTACCTCACCGGAGTCTTTTACATATACTGTACCTGCTCCGTTCTGTACTGCAGGGAGAGATACAAGTGGATTACTAGAGTCCCAAATCTGTCTGCGATCTAAATGAATGCCATTGCCTAACTGTGTTAGAGCTTTGGCTTTGTCAGCAGAAAGACTGATACGTTCTAGTGTAACAATCTTAGAACCATCTGAGTTAGTATATTCAATCAACAGGTCGATGTCAGACTTGTTAAAGCTTAAGTTAAGTATCTTACCTTCGAATGTCCAACGTGACCATGAAGACTGTAGCTTGTCAGTACCTTGCCAGTAGTAGCTGTATGCGTAGATAGAGTTAGGGTCATCATCAGTGACAACCAACAACATATCTTCGTTGGTAGATGCTTCCATCTTCTTGATAGTACCCGGCAAGTAAGTAGGAACGTGTGCTGTAATGTCAGCAGCGTCATCTACTTCTGCGGCGATGTCTACGAAGTACTCACGTACACCTGCCCATTCACCACGCTTGATACCAAAGAATACGTAACGACCTGCACCTACTGGTTTAGCTTTAAGGCTAGCCTCGAACTGAGTTGTAACGTCAATCGCTACGGTCTCAGGAGTCAGTAGGTCTTCTGCTGTCAGACGGAACTGTGTCAGGTCTGAGAAGAGCAGTAAGGACTCGTTGAATGGTACAGCATGCTTAAGGATAGATACCTTGTTGTTAGATACAGCAACGTCAATTGGGTCACTGTCTAGTAATGTGAGTGTGGTACGCTTATAGTAGTTGAACTCCTCAAACTCACCTGCTTCTGATAAGATTATATTCTCATCTGCCAAGAAACCTAAACGGTTACGGTGGAAGAAGATGTCATTGATAGGTAAGTCAATAAAGCTAGGAGCAGGGTTGGTATCATCATCACCAACCTTACGTTGTTTATAAGTAGCTTGTTGGAATGTAAAAGTACCGTTAGCCTCACTTACTAACTGGTGCGGCATAGTACTAGCATCGAGACCTGTACTAATCGCAGGAGCAAGAGTTTCTTTCCACACCTGACCACCTGTACCATCTTTCTGTAGACGTACATAGTAGTCATCCTGACCCTTGTTGTTGTCACCTGCAATCTTGATTACGAAACCATCTGCACCATTAGGTGGTAGTTTCTTAAAGTCTGGAGCTGTGTCCTTGAATGCAAAGATGTGGGTATCACCACGAGAGTCCTGAGTCTCGATAGAGAAGTCATTACCATCTGTGGCTTGGATGTGGATTACGTTACCAAATTGAGTGTAAGAAATACCCGGTATGTTAATAGTACCTGTACTACCACCATAGTATGTAGCGTCAGGTGCAGTAGTGAACATCAGATTAGACGCTAGGCGATCTGTTTGGATACTTAATTCAGCATCATGTGTTAATGCTGTGGTATCCTGAGTAGAAGCTTTTGTAGTAATCTGACGGGTATATAATGTACCACCCTTGGTAATCTTGAGTGTATATGTAGTAGAGTAGTCACCTTGCTTTACATACACCAAAGCCTCTTTGTTACGAGAAGGTGATAAGCTAGTGGACTCTGCGGTTACTTTCTTCTTGTTAAGTAAGAAGGTGTAGTCAGCGATTGTGGTAGCTGCTAACTCAGTAGCAGGGTTTGTAAGACCACCTAGGTATGTAGTTGTACCATTTACTGTACGTTGTACACCATACTGATCATACACATAGATGTTATTTGTGGTGATGATAAGTGTATAAAACTCATCCTCATCACGTCTAATTGTATGAATGAAAGCGTTCTCTGCACCTGAGATGCTGCCTAAGTTGGCAACAAAGTCAGAGCTAGGACGCTTAGACAAACCGTTTACAACGGACGACAAACCGTTCTCTTGTGCCTCTGCCTGAGTTTTCAAGCGAAGCGAGGGAGGCTGCTGCGACACCCCGTTGATGAGGTTTGGGATAGACGCACTAATCAAAGCCATTATGTTACCCTCTTAGTTCCTATACGGTCTATAACCCGATAAACATCGTAGGACTCAAAGATGCTGAAATCTTCGGTCTCTGTTTCAAATTCTTTTAGTTCGTACAAAGCTTGTGCTTCGTCACGCTCATTGAAACCGTGGAGTGTATCTGAACCTACAACACGGTCTTGGAAAATTCTTGCTGCACGTACAATGATGAAACGCTTAGCGACTTCCGGTAACTCATCGAATGGAAGTTCTACAATTACGTCACACTTTACAGCTTCATTAATGAGATAAGTATGCTTAGCCTTATCGTACATTTTGGTGCCACGCTGTACCAAGTCCATTGAATCAGGAGTTAAGGTAGCGTCTGCACGTAGTACTGCATTAGGGAGAACGATCTCACCTTGAGCAGTAGGAGTGATTGTGAAGTTATATTCACGGTTGAAGTTCCATCCACTTGATTGAACCTCACGACTAACACTGTTTAGTATAGTCTCTGCCATCTCTGCATCAACCAAGCCTGATGTTAGGCTGTTCACTGGACTTTCGCCAATGGTTGATAGCATGGTGTTGACAGCTTCTAGCTTAGTTGTTCCAGACATAACAAATCCTTAAGGAAAAAAAGGGAGTCCCCCGAAGGAGACCCCCATAATTAGTCAGCGATTAAGCAGACTTAAGAGCGATTGCACAGCCCGGACGCAGGATGTTGTGACCCATTGCGTACTTAGCAACCATCAAGGTACCCTGACGGTCGATTTGGTACTCAGACTCAACGCCCAAGTCGAGCAGCTTAACTGTTGCTGCTGCATCTTGAGTGAAGATCAAGCCACGGATAGCTGAGAAGTCAGCCTTATATGCACCTGCACGAGATACTGGGTCAGGAGTTGCACCAGTAGTAGACTCGTTAGTAGATGGGATGTGGTTAGACATCATGATGCGAACACCACCAACCTGTGGAACTACGCCACCTGCTACTGAACCTGCACCACCGATGTCTTTGTTCAACCAAGTAGCTGAAGTAACGTCAGTAGCGTTCAACAATGCGTAGTACTGAGCAGGAGGAAGAACACACACTTTCTCACCAGTGATGTCTTTCTTATCGAACTCTTCCAAAGCATCGTAGATTGCAGCAACAATCTTAGCACCGTTAGCTGCGTCTGCAGCAACAGAGCCGATGGTTACGTTGTTGGTGTATACTTCGTCAGCGAAAGCAGAACCGAATGCAGTAGCAGCTTTAGCAGAAGTATCGATCAATGCAGCCTTAGCAATGATGCGAGAGATGTTCTTATCTGCAGTGTTAGAAAGAGCGAAACCTGCTTCCTTAGAGTAGATAGAACGAACATCGTAGTGGTTCATTGCTTCGTCAATGTTTGAGATGAACTGAGAGCTGATCAACAAGTCATCAACAGTTACGGTGCGCTCACCGTGGTTGATCTTGTCAGCTTCAATCAATTTACCCGGAGTGTGGTACTCAGCCTGTGCAGTACCAGTCAATGGGAACTGTGCTGATTTACCGTTAGAGATAGTACGGGTGCGGTGTAATTCCATGAATACGTTCTTCTCTTCGAACGCAGTCAATACCTCACCTGCATAAAGTTTGAGGAATAGTGAACGAGCGTCACCAGTTCCGTTTACCTGTCCCAAACGTGAGACAGTTTGATCTGTAGGGAATGCCATTTTAAATTACCTTTTAGTAAAGAATAGTTGAGTTTGTTAGTTCTACTCAGCTTATCCCATACTTCCTTTTCGCTTAGATTGTCCTCCGCAGAGGGTCAAAGGTAATCATTCAGTTTGGTATATTGCTTCGTATAAAAAAGAGGGAGCCGAAGCCCCCTCAAAATATGGAGACAAAAACTTAGAACACGCTTGACCGTGCCAGTTTATCTGAGACAGCCTTGCGGTAAGCGGGGTCTTTCTGATAACGAGGGTCACTCATTGCTGCTGTTAATTCTGCAGTGCTTTGGAAAGTCCCACCTGTGTTGGTGGACGCATTGCCCTGAACCAGATTTGGTTCTGTGCCAACCTCAGTGCGATACCTTGCTGCTAAACCGTTAACTGCAAACTGTACTTGGTTAATGTCACCTGAATCGATTGCGGTATTAAACGCAGTGATTTCATGATCTGGTAGATTGTCTGATGCCCATGTGACCATATCAACATAGGACTGCTCACCACCTACCATAGTGTAGACTTGATTCTGATAACCAGAAGCCAATGCTTCTTGTCCTTGAATCCAAGAGTCTACCAAAGATTTAGAGAAACCTGCCTGTTCTAGCTTTTGATAAGCATCAGCAGACAAGCCTCCCTGCTCATTGTATTCAGACTGGAACTCATCAAAGTTAAGTCCTGCCTTATCGAGGACTTCTACTACCTCAGTTGCACTCTCATTAGTTTGTTGTGGTGCTTCCTCAGTAGTAGTCGTTTCCTCTTTTGGTTGTCCGAGTTTCTTCTCTAGTTCGCCATAGGCTTGTGCCATCTGTTCTACACTAGAGAATTTCTCTGGTAACCAGTCAGGTCGTTCTTGACCTGCTTGTTCTAGTTTCTCAGCCTTAGCCAACATTTCCTGTTCATGTTGTTCTTGAGCGTTTTGCTGCTCAGGGGAAGGTTGAGAAGAATGTGTGTTCAAAGTTTCTGCCATTAATTATTACTCTTGTGGTTGAGCCATTTGACCTTGAGTATATTGAGCAACAGCCTTAGCCGCCTCAGGTGTAGCTTTAGTAGCCATGTCTCCCATCACCTGTTGCGCCATCATCATCTGTTGTTGCTCTTGCATCTGCTGTTGTTCTTGAGCTTTCTGCTCAGCAGATTTGATCAAACCGCTAGTATCAATACCTAGTGATGCACCTAAACGATCAATGTAATCATCGATGTTCATCTCTTGTGCGATCACCTCCGCACCCAGTGGTTGCAAGTACTGCAAGAACTGAGAAAGTTTGTTAAGGTCTTGACCTCGACCTAACGCCTCCATGCCTGTAACGATGGTAGGCTTAACCGTATCCTTAGGTAGCTTAGGCATTTTGCCTGTAGCTTCTAATCGACCTAGGATAAGATTGACTAGTGGCATCTGGAATTCTTGAGATAGGATTGAGTAAACACCACCGAGAGTGGTCTCAAGTTCCTGAGCCATGAAGCGAACTTCTTCTGCTGTGACACGCTCAGCATTGCGCTGAACTGCAGAGTTAAGCATAAATGCAAACGATAAACGATCAGTGATCATCTGTGAGGTTTGCAGTGCGACTTGGAAGTCAGCAGCCTTTTGGACTTGCAGGGTTGATACATCATTTGCATCACCTGCTACGATAGCACCATTAGGGGATTGAGCTAAGTTCTTAGCCTTGGTGGTGCCGTTAGGACGCACAAGGAATAATACCTTGGCAGCGGCAGCACTACCTTCAACGATTGCTTGGGTTAGTGCTTCCAGAGATTTTAGGTCACCGATGTATTCTTCTACAAAGCCACGTCCATAGTCTTCACCATCGATACGTGAGAAACGTAGTGGGATGAATGGACACTTGTCTTTGGGATAGGTACCTTCGGAACCCGGAATAGTGATACCTTTAACTTCTTGGTAGACGTGCCATGAACCTTTCTCTGTTCGCTTGACACAAGTATACAAGTCAAAGTCTTTAGTGTTTCTATCTTCTGGGTCATCCAGTATTTCACGCACCTCTGCGGGCAGCATGAGTGGAGACACAGATTCTTTAGTGATTAGTTCTAGTACATTACCCATCGCATCACGCTTAACTACGTAGCGATCTAGGCGATATACTTTCATGCCTTCTTTCTTAGGCAGATATACGAGTGCGTTACCTGCAACGATTAACTGCTTGAGTGCTTCAAACACAGGTACACGTACAGCAGAGCCTTCGATCTCTTGCAGACCTGCTCGCTCAATACGTGATAATGCTTCCTCTACTTTACCACGAGCATCACCTGCCACTTGTTGTAAATCATAATCGTCAATAACCAGACGATAGAAAGGGCTGTTAGGGGGCATCAGTGTGAGTAGAAGCTTAGACGCTAAGTTGTTTACACCTCGGGAACCTACAGATTGGTAGGGGGTGTCGAATTGGCTAGTACCATTATGTCCCTCTGGCGGTACCAGTGATGGGATTGTTAATGTAGCTGCGTCTCTTGCACGTTGCAGGAAGGCATCTCGGTCAGCCTCAAGCTGTGCGTAGCGACCTGCTACGGTTGCAGTGCCTTCGTTCATTTATTTAACCTTGTGGAATATTTAAACCTGAACCATCTGTCGGTACGTTAGCACCGTTCTTGGTTGGGATACGCATTCTACGCTTGCCCATCTTGAGCTTGCGAGCATACGCCATATCTGATTCTGTTATACCTACTTGCTTCTGCTGATCAGCCGTACCTGCCTGTGCTGTAGAAGCTGTTGATCTTGTTGGCTCTGGTGCAGGAGCCGGACTGCCGCCGCCACACATTATACTAGTCCTGATGGGTTAGTTGATGATGGGCTTGCGCCGGGAATGTTTACTGCTGAACCTTGGTTACGTGCGATACGTAAGTCACGCTTGCCTTTCTTCTTCTTGTTGCCTGTCTCACTAGCAGTCTCATTCTCATAAGTATCAGCAGCAAAGTCTGGTGTAGCAGAAGTAACAGGAGCAGCTTGGGCAGGTGCAGGTGCAGCTTTAGGAGTGCCACCAATACACATATTAATTCTCCTCTAGGGATTCCTCTAACAAGGTTTCAAGCTTCTGAATAACGCTTTGTTGTCCTTGGAGAAACCGCAATGTTTCTATATCTATTTGATTTTGTGGGAGTTTATCTGGATATAACTCTTTGAGTTCCTTTATTAATCCCTCTGTAATACTTAAGTTATTACTTAGTACTTTCATGAATCTTCCTTTAGTTGATTCGATAGGGGAACTTTAGAAAAAACAAAGCCCTACCTCCGAAGAGGTAAGGCGTTTGGTTTACCAACCCCAGTCTCCTTCGAGACCTTGAGCGTTGTAATCTGTTACTGTTCCTTCAAAAAAGTTCTTGAAGCTGTCTCCGTTGAGTACCCAGTCTAGCCACGGTAGTGGGTTTTCTTTGACTTTCCAGTTTCCTTTGAGTCCAAGCTGAATGAGCCTACGGTCGGCGATATATCGAATATACTGTTTAACTTCCTCTTTTGTAATACCTTCCACATTACCCATCTTGAACGCCAGATCGATAACCTTATCCTCAAGCGCAACAGCATCACGGAACATCTGGTAGATAGTTTTCTTAAACTCGTCTGTAACGATCTTAGGATGCTCATTACAAAACTCCCTGAATAGTTTAACCATACCTTCACAGTGCATGGTCTCGTCACGGATAGACCACTCAACAATCTCAGACATACCTTTCATCTTACCGAAGCGTTGGTAGTTGAGCAGCATCACGAAGGCAGAGAACAAACTCATACCCTCATTCAGTACAGAGCGAGCAATCGACAGAGCTAGTCCAGAATGACTATGGACATCAAGGTCACCCATGAAGTCTAGCTTGTCGCTCATCTCCTTGACCTCAGTGAATGCAGAGAACTCTGACTCTGGCAAACCTAAGGTATCGTTGAGTAGTGCATACGCACGTTGGTGAATGAACTCACGATTAGCAAAGCTAGTTAGCATAGCTCTGATCTCGTTGTTCTTAAATTTCTGTAGGTAGTACTCGATGTAGTTCGTACCTACTGCCACATCTGACTGAGTGAACAGTCGTAGGATTTGAGTGATGTGGTTTTTCTCTTCTGCATTTAGCTTGGTGTTCCATTGTGTAACGTCATCAGCAAGCTTAGCTTCCCACTCACCCCAGTGTATCTTCTCATGGCTTACTGCGTAGTCCACAGCCCATGGGTAATTAAAAGGTTTGTATACGATACTACTGTCTAACAAGCTCATTCACTTCCTCCACGATAATCTTCGCATTCTCAATGGCTGAGCGTTGAGTGTTATTCTTAGTCATGAGGATAGCTGCAACAATAGCTACCACGTCCTCATTAACTGTATCCTTTTTGGTAGCAGCAGTTTTCTTCGGGGTAACTTTCTTTTCAGTGGTCATTCAATAACTCCTTAATTACTTCACCGCATTGGATAGCGATGTCTCTATGTTCTTTCTGTGTGCCGTTGCCTGAGCGTAGCTCGATGTAGTGAATCCAAGATCGTAAGGTACCACCCATGTACATTCGACTTGGTGTGATACCCTCAGGCAGAACTGCACGTGCTTGCTCTTTTGCTATGCCATTCTGGATAGCCCACTCATAAGCATTCTGTGCTTGCTCCCAAACTCGTATCTGGTGCTGCTGCCAGAACGCCATCTTCTGAGGGTCTAAGCATTCAGTACTGTTCTGCCTGTTCTTGGTATCCTGCATACGTGCCTCACGATATACAGGTTTGCCATCAACCTTAGCGTAGCGTTGGCTAAATTCCTGAAAGGAGAAACTACGGTGACGTAGTATCTGACGGGCAATGTCTCGTGTAGTTTCAATCTCCATTACTACATGCACCATCTCAAATGGTGACCAGTGTTTGTTATCCTTGAGATACTCAAACAACTTATCAGCAGTCTCCTTGTTCATCTGGTTCTCTGGGTTAGAGACCCGAGCACAATAGACCACCATATCTTTCAGTGACTCTTGTCCCTCAATATTAGGGACGGTGTAACCAACTAACTTTACGCTCATGTTTATCCTTGACAGCTCATACATTCTTCAGCGTCTTGCAACGCTACTCGTTCTACTTGCAGACCTACCTTGTCTGCGCTCACTCCGGCATTGGTACGTAGATAGTACACACCCTTAAGTTTCTTCTTCCATGCACGTAGATGCACAGAGTTCACGTAACTACGTGGGCTACCAGATGGGAAGAATAGGTTAACACTCTGCCCCTGACATACGAACTGTTGTCGGTCAGCAGCGTGGTCTACCACCCACCCTTGATCAATCTCAAAGGCAGTCTTGAATACAAGCTTCTCATCCTCAGTGAGGAAGTCTAGGTGTTGTACTGAACCATCGTTGGTAACAATACTCTTCCATACTTCATCGGTGTTCTTATCGTGGTTGATAAGTACTTGTTGTAGGTGCTTGTTCTTTACTAGGTGAGCACCTGCCCTAGTCCTGTGTGTAAAGGCGTTAGACTTTATAGGTTCGATAGATGCAGAGCACCCGCAAATAATACTACTATTAGCATTAGGAGCAATTGCGAGTAGGTGTGAATTTCTGCGTCCGGTACCCACCATGTCTGGGGCTTCCCCAAATCTTTGAGCCAACTCCTCACTTGCTTTAACAGCTTCATTCTTAATCTCCGTGAACATTCCTGTGTTAACAAACTTGGCGTGTAAGCTTTCCCATGGGATGCCCTGACTTTGTAGGTAACCATGGAAACCCATAGCACCTAGTCCAATAGCTCGCTCCCTCTCTGCGGAGTACTTAGCTTTCTCTAGTTCGTTAGGTGCGTGGTCGATGAAGAACTGTAGTACGTTATCTAGTAAGCGTACCAAGTCTTGTATCATCGTAGTGCCACGCCACTCATCATACATCTCTAAGTTAACTGACGATAAGCAGCACACTGCTGTACGGTTTTCATCAGTAGCTAGGTGTATCTCATTGCACAAATTAGAACCATGAATCTGTAACCCCATCTTCTTCTGAGACTCAGGCATTGCAGCACGAGCAGTGTCAATGAAGTTAAGGTATGGACTACCTGTACGGAAACGTGCCTCTAACAAACGCTGCCACAAATCACGAGAGTCTACTGTTGTAGCCACCTCCTTAGTATGTGGGTCAATCAAATCCCAGTCTTCACCGTTCTCTACTGCTTGCATGAACTCGTCTGAAATGTTGACAGCGTTGAAGAGGTTAAAGCATTTACGGTTAGCGTCACCTCCTGTTGGTACTTTGAAGTTAGTGAACTCAACGATGTCCGGATGGCTTACGTCTACGTATGCTGCGTAAGAACCCTTCCTCGTCTTGCCCTGCTTGTATGCTGTCATCTGACCATCGACTACTTTGAGAAATGGTATCACTCCCGGACTCTTCTCGGTTACTCCCCGAACGTCCGACCAATGACCACCAACACCTCCGCCTTTGACCGACAGCCATGCAACCTCCGAGTTATGTCCAATTAAACTTTCAAGTGAATCCCCTACGTAAGTGAGGAAGCATGAGATAGGTAATCCCTTTGGCTTCTCATCAGGTAGTGGTGCGTTGCTGAGTACAGGACTAGCAAACATAAACCAGTTATGACTGGCGTAGTCATAGATACGTTGAGCAAACTCTACGTCTCCATCACTGTAAGCTACCGCAGCTCTAGCATAAGCTTGCTGAGGGCATTCTCCATCTCGGCAATAATAGTCTTTAAGAAGCGCATAAGCTTGCTCAGTTAGATTGTTGTTTCTTTCTTCATCAATAGTAATCCCAAGGTATTCATACTTACTCATCCTTAACGAATACTCCGTCTACCATTGTACCAGTACGACCTGCGATCTCATCGTAGGCAGCTTGAATACATTCCTCTAAGTTAAATCCCCATGCCTGTGTCTGCATGATCAAGGTAACAACGATGTCACCTATAGCATCCTTAACACCTGCCTCATCGTCAGCATCAATAGCTATTGCTAACTCTTCCACCTCTTCGATGGTCTTACCAAATTGAGCAACAGGGTCAGGGTTAGGTAAGATACCTTTCTCTGTACCCCAATCAATAATCTTTTCTTCTAGTGCTTGCATTACCAGTTATGTCCTTTAGTTTTTTCCATAAGCTCAATCATCTTGTCTAAGTACCATCGTGCTTTCTTAGCATCTTCGATTGGATTGGTTTTGTTCCACAGACGTGAGCCTGTGTATTTAATTAAATTGCCATGGCAGTAGTGGATGGCATCGTACTCACCGAGAACATCAACGATATAGTCAATGGTCTCTATGCTTCCTGCATTGTAGTGATGTGGGTTTTCCACATTGTCATACAAGAAACGCTCAGCATTCATCTGCTCTTCGTATGTTAACTCGGGGGATTCCATAGTGTAACTTCTCCTGTAGTGTAATCATATTCACCGTTCCGCAATATCCGTGCGAGACGAGCCTGTTCCAGTGCCACTTCCTCTGATAGTCCTGCCTTATAATATGCAGCCACAACCAAGTCCCATGGTTTACCAGAACCATCTAGGATTTTATCAGCAGTCTTATCACCTACACGTGGACAGCCGGGGTAGTTATCTACCATGTCACCTGTCAACGCTTGCTTGTAGAACCAACGGTCTGCGGTCTCATCATCAATCTCAGTCCACATACCTGCTTCATCAAAGTAGTGATACCCGGGTATCGATAGTAAGTCTTTGTCTAAAGACCAGATACCCCACTCCTCTTTACCTGTTGCGTACAAACCTAGTACATCATCTGCCTCTAGGTTATCGTGCATTATACCATCATACTCATCGTACATGTAATCTTTAGCAAACTTTAATAGCATTGGTTTGCGTGTGTCTTTACGATTAGCTTTGTAGTAATCAGCAATCCCTTTACGGAAGTTGTTAGTGTGAGAGATAGCAACAGCTACCTTCTCTAACTCCATAGTAGCTGAGGCTCCGTCTATTAAACGCTGCATGCCATCATCTACCTTACGCATCACATCATCCTCGTGTGCGTGTAGAGTCCATAGTCCATCGCCCCAGTTGATTGGTGTCTCGGCTGCGGCAGCAGCACGATAAGCGATGATGTCTCCATCAATTAGTAGTTTCAAAAATCGTCCTCCACTTGCTCCTCTTCTTCGAGCATCTGTTGCATAACATAGATGCCTGTCTTCACCTGTATGTACTCAAGGTATGCTTCGACTACGAACTTACCTGCGAGTGCTACACTCACAACTAAGAACGAGAAGGTGCATACAATTAGAAAGAAAGTTTCAAGAGACATCTTTGTGTGCCTTGAAGCGTAGTGTACGTGTGTCAGCATTGAAGTCTAACAACTGTACCCCTAAGTCCTTCTGTAACTTTGAACGTCTTGATGAAGCCTTGACTCCACTTCGTTGTGTCTTCACATCAATCAAAATAATTTCTCCATCTTTCATTGCTATTAAATCTACTTCACCAGTACACCCTGCATTCTTGAATACATTGTAACCGTTGTCCCATAACCAAGTGACTGCGTAGTATTCTGCCATGTCACCAATGCGATTAGGATCAGTGCGTTTCTTTCCAGTTTGTTCCAACACTGAACTCTGCATCGAGGGGGCATCTAAACTGGTAATACTGTTCTGTGAACTGCATCGCACGTTTTGTGATTTCACCTACTTTCTCCTCAAGCCCCTTACGAACTTGCATTTGTACCTCGTCATGAATGAATGCCACTATGGAAACATCTTCCTCAGTGTAACCTTCATGCTCTAACATCTCTGTGATTGTTAGGTACCAACGCTTACAAACGATAGCACCTGCGGATTGGAGTAGTGTGTTCAACGCTGCGTGTGCATGTCGCACAGGTATCTGTCTACCATCTAGTCCTTTAATCCATCCCCTCTCCGCTGCTTTACCAACGGCATCCCGTAACCTTTTAAGGGCGGGAGTTTTCTTGAGGAACTTTGTCTTGATCTTCTTCCCTTCAGCAGCACCCTTGCCAATGATGCTACCAATCTTAGCGTCACCTGCACCGTACAGAAAACCGTAGATGAAAGTCTTCGCATTGTTTCTAGTAGGTAACCCGGCAGCTTGCTGATTAGCTGTGTGTATGTCACCCTCTAGTACCTCTTTACCGTATGCCCCGTCATCGTACCGAGCCATATAATGGGCAAGGCAACGAAGCTCCAAGCCAGAAGCATCAGCCCCGAGAAGACGAAAACCATCAGGAACAGTAAAGAGACTACGACACTCAGAACCAAATGGGGCAGACACACTAGGTACCTGAGCCATGTTAGGGTTTGAGTGTGTGCAGCGTGACGTAACTGCGCCCATGTGGTTGACACGACCATGTAACTTTCCATCCTTCTGAAGTTTCAGCCATGCTTGTTTGCCAGTGGCTAGCTGACCCAAGCGTTTGTTTAACATTAGGTACTCAGTCAGAAGCTTAGCCTCCGGCATATCGATACCGTTTAGGATTGTCTCGTCCACCTTAGGTTCACCACTATCGGTGAAGTCCTTTGGCTTCCATCCTCGTTTCATTAAGCGATCAGCAATCTGCTGTCGTGATGCAGGATTGAATGGGATAGTCTTCGTCTTGGTCTTAAGCTCTACGATAGTAGGCTCGAATGTTTCTTGAAGTGTATCCT